CTCGGATCTCCACTTGTCGGCGTGACGCTTGGCCGCTTCGACTACCTGACGGGAGCCTTCCAGCTGGCTCTCGGCGGTTTTGGCACGCTGCATCGCCTTGTCGTAGGACTTCCATGCTTCTTCCTCCCGGGTATTGGAGGCGTCCAAATTTTCCTTCAGCTGGGTGTTCTGCTCGTGCAGCCCTGCTACATCCGCTCGGACGGCTTCCAGATGGCTCTCGGCAGCATTGGCCCGCTCCTTCTCGGCTTTGATCTGCGCCAAAAGTTCCTGCACCCGCTGGCTGTCTCCGGCAGCTTCGACCAGCTGCCCAGCACACCCGCTGCGGGCGATGAGGTTCAAATCTTTGCGGGTCAATTCGGGCAGCTGTTTTAATTCCGCAACAGTTGCGGAATTAAAAGCGTCTCCGTTTTTGACCATCGTGCGAGCGCTTCCTTCGCTGAGCCCCTTGCTCTCATACCACTTTGTCCATGTACCGCCGCCATACCGGCCCGCCTTGGCAGTCAGAGTGTGGATCCGGGCAAGGTAGATGCAGGAGATCAGGTATTCGTCCTGCGCCGCACCGTAGTGCAAATCAAACTGCTGGTCGGCGTCTGCGGCCTGCTGGGACAAATCGCCCAGAGCCGAGAAGTCAAAGCTGGGGACAGCTGCGGATGCAAAAGAAGTCTCCGCAGGAACAACAGGGGCCGATGCGCTGCTCTGCGGGGACAGCGCGGGGGTCAAGCCGTTTGCAGCCGCCTCGCTCGCCGAGGTGGTCGGTATTGCCGCCGCCGAACTGCTGGCAGCAGGGCTTGTCATGGTCGCAGCAGCATCCGCATTCTGGGCAGGTGTACATGAGAAAATCTCCTTTGCTTTTTTGATGTCAGCAAGAATCTTTTCCATTTCCTGCTGCGGTGTCATGTCCTTGCGGCTACCATTCGGAGTAAAGAACTGACCAAGCAGCTCTCTTTTTGCGGCAACGCCTTTCAGATTCTGGGTGCAGGTGATAGTCAGGCAGTAACGGCCATCAGATCCATAGTCCGATGCACGAATATCTTTGGAAAACGAGCCAAAAATCTCTCTGTCTGGATAAGTGTCTTTGATCCAGGAGGAGACCTGAGACAGAAAGTCGAAGTCCAGACTATGCACTCGACAAGTGCATTTATCCTTGATAGAGCCAGCGAACTCTGACGCATAGGTGAGGGTCTTGCTCATCCGGCATTCGTAGCCCTGAGTCTCCCGGCTGACAGTTCTAGCACTTTCATCCCATTGATAGTTTCCGTATGGCATGGCGTAGGGGCATCCCCAGCACTCATGGCCGGGTGCATAGCCGGATAGGCGGTTGCCAGTGGTACTGGCATCGGTGGATTTCTTTACTCGCCGTCCGCATTTGCAGATATAGGTAGTCACACTCTCACCTCCGTGTCCTTCAGGCGGTCCAGCATCTCGGCCTGCAGGTCTTTGCTCAGGGGCTGGAAGCGGTTATTTCGCCAGCCGTAGCAGAGGATAGTGCCATAGATGGGCTGGCCGCGATAAGTACGGTTCAGGCCCTTGCCGTAGATGGCGTACACCAGCACCGCCGGGGTGCGGGGCAGAACTTTCTGCTCGCAGGGACACTGCAAAAGCGCTTCCATGCCCTGCAGCGTGTCCGGCAGGGCGGTCACGACCGGGTCTTTGCCCGGCTCGATAAGAATACCTTTCATCTCTTGTAAAAACCTCCAAAGTGTGTTATCCTTCGGGGTGATGGGCTAGAAAAACCATCATCCCTTTGCAGGCTCGCCGGTGTTCCAGCACCAGCGGGCTTTTTGTTTACTCGTCATGTGCTTCACTCCAGCACAAGGCTCTTGATATACGGCAGCCAGTCACGCCAGCATGGCTTGGAAAGACTGCGGTTGACAGCGTAGTAATAGGCTGCATTGCTGATTTTGGAAGAGCCTTTCAACCGCTGCTCTTTGACCATGTGGTTCACCTGATTGCGGGACAGGCCCATGCCCATCAGGAGCTTTTTCATGCGCTTGGTCTTCATGCGTCCCTCCGGTTCTGCCGGTACTCCGGCGCTTCGGTGCGGGCGTGGCTGCGGTCGATGTACTTGCGGCGCTGAGCCTCACGCTCTGCGGCATGGTCGCCCAGCCGGGCAAAGAACAGCGCCAGCAACAGCAAAACCATTGCGGTGATGAAGTCGGTGTCGGAGATGACACCGAGGGCTTCGATGCTGCCTGCAAAGCCCAGGGCATACAGCATCCCGACGGCACCGCTGGCAACCGCCAGCCAGTACCAGACGCCAGATTTGATTCTCATGCGGATGCCTCCTTTTTATTTCTGCGGCACACCCAGCTGCACCAGCAGGGCGGGGACGTTGATCATGATGCACCGGCCACTCTTGAGGTGAGGAATGGTGCCTTTAGCAAGCTCTTTGCGCAGGTAGTATTCCGAAAGCCCGGTGGCCCGGGCAGCATCACGGACATTCATGAATGGGGTAGAAGGGACGGGAGGAGTATGCTTCCTCATAGTGGTCACTCCTTTTTCTCGGTGGTGAAGATGTCGGCCATGATCTGGTCGAACGCGGGCAGGCCAAAGGCGACGATTTTCAACTGGTCAATGCGGCCGTCAAGCTCGACGGTGCGCACCTGCCCGAACTCGGGGTTAGAGAAGATCTGTAAGTCGTTCATGTGGTTTTGTGCCTCCTTGTGGCTGGCCTCCTTCTGCGGGAGATGTTTATAAGGTGTCTAAAAAATACAAATGTCCGCATTGCGGTGTCTCATTCTACCAAACGTCAGACAATACCAAAGAACGGAAAATAAGTTTTTGGCATGACCAAGAGGATTTCGAAAAGGTGTGCGACTATTCCTGCATCAGCGCAGACATTGCGGTGACCTACCACTACTGTCCATCCTGTCACGAATATTCCGTACAGCTTGCCAGCAGCAAGGGACTTTTTTTGTTCAACTATCCACCGTATACCGGAATGGTATTGCCGGACTATATTCCAGAAGCAATCAGAAGAGATTATGTGGAAGCCTGCTCAATTCTGGATGCAAGTCCAAAAGCATCGGCTACATTGGCACGGCGGTGCCTGCAAGGTATGATTCGGGACTTCTGGAATGTCAAAGCCGGAAACCTTGCGAGTGAAATCGACCTTATCAAGGACAAGATTCCCGCCGACCAGTATAAGGTACTCAATGGGGTCAGACGCTTAGGAAATATCGGCGCTCACATGGAAAAGGATGTGAACATGATCGTCGATATTGACCCGGGCGAAGCACAAAAACTGGTCAGACTACTGGAACTGCTTCTGAAAGACTGGTACATTGCCCGACACGAGCGTGAAGAACTGTACCGGGAAATCCTCGTTATTGACGAGAAGAAGCAGGATGAACGTCATCCTGACTGAACGGGTCATTCTTTGCCAGCAGATCGCCGTCCAGAGTCCAGTACTGATGAACTTCATAGACCGGATTCGTATCCGTGCCATCTCCCGCCAGAGAGACAGTCTCAATGACTTGAATCACTCTGGCGGATTTTGTTTCCTGAAAATTAGGCTGTTTCATCTTCTTCACCTCCTTTGAAAATGTAACTTGTTAAGTTACTTAACGGCCAAAAAATACAGCCTGCGGATTGTCGATGCTCAAAAGCTCCACAATCTTTGAGGCTTCATCCGTGCCAAAAACACGTTTTTTGAGCTTGCGGGTTAAGGTTTGCTCCGAAATTCCGAGTTCCTGAGCCAACATTTTTTGGGTGTAGCCAGCCTTGACCATGTACGACTTGAGTAAATTGACGTTTACCACACTTTCACCTCCAAACTGCCTCTTTGTAACTTGTGAGGTCGCAAGTATAATAGCACCATATATGTAACCTGTCAAGTTATTTTTGATAATTGAATTAAAAATATTGTAAACCGTCGGTTTATCTGCTATACTATAGACATTAAAGGAGGTGCTCATGGTGACTGTAGGTGATCGCATTCGACAGGTACGTCAAGAGCAAGATGTAACCCAGCAGGAGCTTGCCGATTACATCGGCGTATCGAAGCAGGCAGTATATAAGTATGAAAATAATATTGTAACCAATATACCGACAGACAAAGTTGACGCCATCGCCAAACGGCTGAAAGTGTCTCCCGCCTACCTGATGGGCTGGGAAGAGCAGCCGACTCCCAAGCCCACTTCTCCCGCTCCCATCCCGCCGGGCTTTGAGCCGATGCCGAAGATGAAGAAGATCCCCCTGATCGGCAGCATAGCCTGCGGCGACCCCATTACAGCAGAGCAGAACATTGAAAAGATGGTGGACGTGCCGGAGAACATCCGGTGCGACTTTTCCCTGACCTGCCACGGTGACAGCATGGTGGATGCCGGTATCCACGATAAAGATGTGGTGTATATCCGTATACAGCCGGAGGTAGAGAACGGCGAGATCGCGGCGGTGCGCATTGATGGCGAAGCCACCCTCAAGCGGGTATATTACAACCCCGGCACGCTGACCCTGATGCCCGCAAACCCGGCTTATGCGCCCATGGTCTACACCGGCTCCCAGCTGGAAGAGGTGCACATTGAGGGCAAGGCCGTGGGCTGGACGCATTGGGTGGGGTGAAAAAATCGCTCGCCGGTGCGAATTGCAGGATTGGTTGTGGAGTGCCGGAAGGTGTTCCGATAAATGGTAAAGAGGAACTTGATATGTCAAGAAAGAACAAGGTTGGATATTCAAAAAAATATGCGAGTGCTGGGAAATCGTTTGACCGAAGCATGGATCGATTGGCACATTCTGTTTCGCGGGTGGCATTTGGTAGTAAATCTACAGCAAAACCAATCCCAAAAGCATCCCGGAAATCACATATGGATGAACCTGAGTTTGAAACGAAGTACACTAGTATCCCACAGCCAGTGACTGTTGTCTGTGCTCTGATTGGTGTGCTGGTTTTTCTTGCTGATCTCAAAGATGACGGATTTCTGGTTTCATTCATTTTTGGATTTATAGCATATGGGGTTTCTCTTCTAATTCTTTGCGTTATATATGGAGGAATCGCGGGAGCAAAGGAATTTCGTTCTCAAGATAGTGATAAATGCGAAGGACTACTCGAATCGGTCTATAATCCCAATCCTGAATGGATGGGGCAGACTGGCCTTGTTGATTCTCGCGCGAATGCAAAGGTCTTGGCTCCACAGTTTCTGAAGCAGGCTCAGGAAAGCGCTAAAATCCTTCAGACGACCACGGAACCGGCCACCTTTTTTACAAGATATGACTTTTGCGTTGGACGCTTGATGGAACTTGAAAAGTGCAAAAAGTATGGTGCGCAGGTAAGCACTACTGATGATTTGAAGAAATATCGCAGCCTTAGCTTCCGAGATGATGCTGTAAAGGAAATCATTCATCGAACGGAAGAAAAGTATCAGGCAAAAATCGAGAGCCTGAAAACAGCAAAGGCAAAACAGAACTGGGCAGAAAAATATTATCAGGAATTTGAACCATATTTGCCTTACATGACAGACGGCCAGAAGTCTGAGCTTGGAGAAGCAAGCGCATATCTGTTTGATCTGGCTCAAAAATAAAAAACGCCCCCGGTGTTGGCGCACCGAGAGCGTTTCCAAGAACAGCTTGTTCACGAGGAACAATACAGCCCTAAGACAACTGTATTGTACCACCTCCGGGCAGGCTTGTCAAAGTGTACCCATATGGAGGTGTATTTTTATGGCGAGTTTCAAGGAGAAACTTGACAAAAACGGAAACCGCATTTACGAGGTGCAGGCCAGCAATGGGCGAGGGCGGCGTGTCTGGCGCACCTTCCGCCCAGAGCCGACATGGAGCAAGCGCACCATTCAGCGGGAGCTACAGAAATTCGCCGCTGAATTGGAGCAGCAGTTGGCGGATGGGGAAGTGCTGACCCGTGAAGAGACTGCGCAAAAGGCCGCTGCGGAAGCCGTGGAGGCGGCCAAAATCAAAACATTCCGGCAATATGCTGAAGCCGTCTATCTGCCAGAGAAAGCCGCCACGCTGGCGGAAAAGACCCGGGCCAGTTATACCCAGCTGTTGGAGCAGCATGTCTTTCCGGCTCTGGGCCATGTGCTGCTGCCGGAGATCACCCCGGCCATGATAAAGGCGTTACTTTCCAGTCTGTCAGAGGAGCTTGCCTTCGCCAGCGTGACAAAGGTGTATGCTGTACTACATAACCTGTTTAAGGCTGCCTTGCTGGATGATACGATAGACCGGAATCCAATGGACAAGGTTCCGCGCCCCCGGAAGTCGAAGGATGCAGCCCTTCCTACAGAGCACAAGGCTTTTACTGCAGAGGAGACGCGATATATTCTGCGCTGTCTGGATGGCGAGCCGCTCAAGTGGCGGGCGTTTATCCTGCTGCTTATCGATACGGGCTGCCGCCGGGGCGAGGCCTGCGGGCTGCAATGGCAGTCGGTGGATTTTGATACCAACACGATCACCATCGAGAGGAATCTACAGTACACCTCCGAGCG